AACGAGCTTGCTCGTCCATAGCAGTATACTCAACGATGTTAGCACGGATAGCATCCACTAGTGGATAGTATTCTTCGTCGATTTGGTGCTTGATGTCCTTGTTCATGTCCACTAACTTGTCTGTACGTGGATTGCGAGCAACCCACTTTGAAGTCAAGTAGTATGGTGACTTGATCTTAGCACTCACACCTTCGTCAGTATAGAATACATAACCTTCGTGCTTGCATTCCTTAGCCATCTCTTGTAGACGAGCCATGTTAGTAGTTGTACTTTCTGGAGTAAAACAGTTTAACATGCGAGCAAAGTCTTGCAAAAAGAATGGGTCGTGCATTACTTTAGAATGCCATGTGTTAGCACGGCATCCTAGCAAATACATACCTGCCTTTTCTGGAACGATGTGTGGGTCACTTGGGTGAACACATTCGAACATAAAAGTCATTCCTTCGCAGTCAGAACCGCCTAGTGTCATGCGCCAGTCTGTCAAAGGCATGTGTGTTGCCATCATTTCCTTTGCGTACTCTACATAGTCGTTAGCTGTAGATCCAGTTGTGGATATCAACAGTTCACCGTTATGCACAGTCATAGCAATCATGAAACCGTTAACCTTGCGGAATGCAGTCACTTTAGTATCAGCGTCAAGCACTGGTGCTTCTTTTTCGATGCCATAGTTATAGATCTTTGTGAATGGATAAGCAACTAAGTTGAAATCCTTATCCACAATACTTCCACGACATTCGGCAATGTACTCGTTCCACAAGTTATCGTAGAACACTTTCTTCTTGTACTTGAGCACGTAGATACCGTCGCCACATTCTTTCATGTTAACTAGGTTGCTAGTTTGTACATACTCTTGCAATTCATCTTTAAACATACCAAATTTCCTTAAAGCCTTCTTCTTCAGTTGGCATTTCAAAACCTTCAATCATGGATTTCATAACTGCGGCTGGAATATCCTTGCCTGGACGACTCTTTAACCTAATGATCAGTTCCAGAGGATCTGGTGTCTTAAACACTACGGCAATATGCTCGTACTTTGGCAAGGTGTTAAACTTCTTCATACGACTTTTAACAGTAGTTGAAGTTTGGTCCCAGATAACATCCAAGCCGTTTGCTTGACACACCAACGCTTGGTTAGCCATCAAACGAACTGCAATTGGCATGTATTCTTTGAACACTTCGTTATAAGTCTTGCCTTGTTCTTTTGCGTATGCTTCTACAAAGTTATCTGTAGAAACTACAGGAATATCCTTAGCCCAGTCTTGATTCTTAATCCAAGTGCTCTTACCTGCACCTGGCACTCCGATTAATTGATAACACTTCATTACTTGACTCTTTTCAATTGATAAACTTCTGTTTTGAACTCGTGCAGTTCGCACATGCTATGCTCAAATTCATAAAACACAGTTGCCCCTAAATCAGGAGCATTGCACCCATACCCTATTGTAGCAGTAATTGACCCTTTTGTCAACTCATTCTTGTTCCAAGGATGACCTACGATAGGCTTTTGGTACTTACAAGAACAGCAACACCGGCCTGCGGTATTGCCGTCCTCTAGTTTCCATCCCTTAAAACAAGGAGTGTGATGTTCCATTAGTGATGGCCCTTGATCTGTCCACGCATGGCATAGCCAATAGCCCAATCCATTTCAACAGCAATCACTCCAGTGGCATCCATACCCATGTCGCGGCAACGATACTGTTCCATGCCGCTGACTCCACCATGCAAGTGACCATGCAAGTGAACAGCGCCACGATGCATTTGATCCCATTCTGCGATAGGGTAATGAAACATAACAACCTTTGTTCCGTTGTAGTTAATGTCCAAATACTTGTGTACTTCGACAAAACAATTACGGAAGCCCTCGTCTTGCAACAACTTGCGATCGTGATTGCCCTCGACCAAAATCTTATTGCCATTCAATCGCATCATGTACTCAGTAGCCTTTGGTGCAGGCAAAAATGCCACGTCGCCCAAGATGTATACTGTGTCTTCAGGAGCGATCAAATCGTTCCATTCCTTAACCATGGCTTCGTTCATGTAAGCCAAATCCAAATTAAACCGTGCTCGCGATTGGCGGCAGAACGTCATAATGTTCTTGTGCCCAAAGTGCAAGTCACTTGTCACCCATGTTTTCATTTATATCTCTCCAATAAGTCCTTATGTCGGGTTTCTACATCCTTCATATGAACGTCTAGTTTCTTTTGTGCCGCATTGCGGTCTTTCTTTTCCTTTTGCCAGTTCTCCCAAAGCTCTAATGCTGTAGACCCTTTAGCAAGAACTGACCCTTTGTAAACAACCTGTTTCATTATTCACCTACAAATTCTTTTACCCATTCAAAGCGAGTTTCACTTGCCTTGACCCACTTAAATTGTTCGCGACGTCTGTTGATCTTGTCAAAGTCAAAACAGATAAAGATCCAACCCTTGTCTTCGGAGAACATGACAGAGTCTTGCACTTTAACGATTTGAACAATCTTTCCATTAAACTTAGCAACTACCATCATGTCAAACTCCTTTACATTCTTGGGCCCATTATTTTGAATAAACGAGCATAACCACAACTATACGGAACTGTATGTTCCGCGCCTCTATGACCACAATGGCCAGTTTGAGCTTCTGTGCATTGTTCACGATACGGACAAACTGTATTTGCCGGAATCTTTCCTTCAATTAGCTGTGTCATTGTCCGCTCCTATTTGCTGTTTATGTGTATATTATACAGTCAAAACGAAGCCCTGTCAACCAGAGATTAACAGGGCAAGTGTTGTATTTTTACAACAGTTTTAGAGCTTAATTCTTAGAATTTCTAACTCTGCGGGAGACATTGTGGCCTTTAGCTTTGCCAATGCAGCTAGTCGCTGACGTTCACGCTCAATTTCTTTCGACTTCTTTGCCCACCATTTGCCCAACTTATGATCTTTAAGTACGGCAAATTCAACGCCGCCGGCTTTCTCTAGATGCATCATCAAGTTGGTCAGCATGACTTCATACTCATCGCTTTCCCAGGGATTTGGATCCCATTTAGAAATTGTCTCAACATCATAGGTCACATACTCTTTGAATTGATCTACTGCTTCTTTTCTGTTTATCATGTTAGCCACCTTGAACTCCTGTTTTTAACAATACCATAGTCAATGTTGATTCGTTCTTAACACCGACATAGTAA